CGGCGCACCCCGGGCGCGGCCAGCGAGAAGGCCGGGGACACGACGATTAACTGGGACACCAGCCGCGAGACCGTGGCCCGGGTAGTGAAGTCGCTGCGGCTCCTGCGGCTGGGGGTGGCTCAGTGACCATGGTGGCGGGGCGGCTTGACCAGCGGGTCACGCTCTGGGAGCGGCAGGAGCTGGGCGGCGACGGGTTCGTCCGCCCGGTCTACGTCCGCACCGGCACCTATTGGGCCCGGGTGGACGCCACCGTGGACCGCGAGCGGACCGCGCAGGCGCCGCAGTCGGCGGTGGACTACACGACCGACGCCCGCATGACGGTGGCGGACTACGTCGCGATCCCCCGCCACGGCTGCGTGACGGTGGAGGGGGACACCACGCTGTATTGGATCCGCGGCGTCCAGACGCGCCGCCAGCTCCGCGAGCAGCGGGTGGACTTGCAGGGGCTGCACCCGGAGGAGCATGTGGAGTTCCAGGACTACGACCCGGTGGTCGTGACCGATGGCGTACACCTTCTGACCTAAACTGAGCGGACCATGGCCACCTACAACAAGTTTCAGAGCTTTGTCGAGGCGCTCGCCGAGAAGCAGCACAACCTTGCAACCGACACCCTGAAGGTCTACCTGAGTAACACCGCACCGAACGCCGCGACGATGACCGTCAAGGCGGATCTGGCCGAGATCAGCGCGGGAAACGGGTACACGGCGGGCGGCAACACGGCGACCCAGAGCAGTTCGGCGCAGACGGCGGGCGTGTACAAGCTTGTGCTGGCCGATCCCGCGACCTGGACGGCGAGCGGCGGCAGCATCGGGCCCTTCCGCTACGCCGTCCTGTACAACGACACCGCGAGCGGCGACCCGCTCATCGCGTGGTGGGACTACGGGACCAGCATCACGCTGGGCGCGGGCGACACCTTCGCGGTGGACTTCGATCCGTCCACGGGCGTCCTGACCATCCAGTAAGGGCCACACCATGCCTCTCCTCGCAGACCGCGTCAAGGAATCCACGACGACGGCGGGCACCAGCAATCTAACGCTGGCCGGTGCGCCGCCGGGGTTCCGGACATTTAGCGGCGCCTTCGGGAATGCTGCGTCGGTGTACTACGTCATCGCGGGCGCCACCGAGTGGGAGATCGGGATCGGCACCACGGGTGCCGGGACGCTGTCACGCGATACGATTCTGGCCAGCTCGGCGGGCGGCGCCAAGGTCAACCTGAGCGCGGGGACCAAGGACGTCTTCTGTTCCTACGTGGCCGACCGCGCCGTCACGACCAGTGACGCGGCCACGCTGACGAACAAGACCATCGACGACTACACCAACAACGTCGGCGCCAACTCGACGCACTTCCGCATCAAGGCGTCGGGCACGCTGGCGAAGGGCACGGTGGTCAAGGCGGTGGGCTTCACGCCGGGCGAGCAGGCCATCGAGGTGGCGGCGACGAGCAGCGCCAGTGATGTGGCGCTCGGCATCTCGGAGCAAGCCCTGACCACGGGGCAGTTCGGCATGGCGGTGGTCATCGGTGAGCTGTTCGATGTGAACACGAACGGGCTGGCGGTGGGCGCCACGCTATACAGCAACAACGCGGGGAGCTACACCACGACCAAGCCGTCCAGCGGGTTCTACCAGAGCCTCGGCTGGGTGGTGCGGGCGAACCTGAACAACGGCGTCATCGCGGTCAACGTGGTCGCGCCGCTGTACGTCGAGACCAGCACGAACACGGCGAACACGGCGGTCCTGCGCGACGGCTCGGGCAACTTCGCGGCGGGCACGATCACGCAGACCACGGGGCTGTTCGGCAACGGCACCGTGGGCGCGCCCGCGCTGGCCGCGAGCGCCGACACGAACACGGGGATCTACTTCCCGGCGGCGGATACGATTGGGTTCGTGGAGGGCGGAGTCGAGTCGATGCGCCTAAACGACTCGGGCAACCTTGGCCTTGGGGTGACGCCGAGTAATTGGGCGAGCATCTACCGTGCGATGCAAGTCGGGCAGGCCGGAACGCTGTTCGGCATGACAAACGATCAGGATCGTGTCGGGCTGACATCCAACGCCTATTTCGACACCACCGACAGCCGCTGGGAGTATATCGGCACCGGCACGGCGATGCGCTACGAGCAGGACGGCGGGGCGCACAGTTGGCACACCGCAGCATCGGGCACAGCAAACGCAGCCATCTCGTTCACGCAGGCGCTGACGCTGGACGCGAGCGGGAATCTGCTGCTGGGCGTTACGGCTACGGATACCGCTGGCGTGAGCATGGCAAACAACCTGAACTATTCCATCAAAGAATCGTCAGGGTCTCTTGCCAATCTGTTCCGGCAGGCGAGCAGCGCAGCAACCATTCTGGCGAACGGCTACAGGCAGAGTGTCAACGCCAACGCCTTCGCCAGCAGCATCGGCAGTAGCTGGGCAAAAACCGCAATTGCGCTGGACAACGGCGAGATCAAGTTTTTCACAGACACAGCCGCCACGACGAGTATCGGGACCGATGTCACGCCCACCCTGCGGGCGCGGATTACAAGCGGGGGGAACTTCGGCATCAACTCCCCGGCAACAAACGCTCGGCTTGAAGTACTGGCTGATAGCGGCGAAGTGTTCCGTGCGGACGCAACGGGTGGTGCGCTTCGCATTGTTGCCAATCAAACCGACGTAATACTTGGCGGAAATATCGCGCTCGGCGTGTCCACGTCCTTTGGCGGCGGTTCCCGTGTTGTCGCTATTCGTGAAGCCGCTACGGTGCCCACCACCAACCCTGTCGGCAACGGCATCCTGTACGTCGAAGCGGGTGCGCTCAAGTACCGTGGTACCAGCGGCACCGTCACCACCATCGCCAACGCCTGAGGAAACAGCATGGCTCTCATTACCATCTCCACCGCCGCAATCAACTACACCGCCGGGACCACGGACTGCCAGCTTTCCGTGGCCGTGGACGTGCCCACCGTCGGCCAGACATACGTCGGGCGCACGGTCTCGCTGTCGAGCGCCGACCTCGGCCCGGACTGGACCGACGACCAGCTCTGCGCCGCCGTCGCCGCGAAGCTCGGCGTGCCGGTCGAGGACGTGGCCGTGGCGCCGGGGCCGGTGCCGCCGCCTGAGCCGGTCGTGGACGATCAGGGTGAGGGGGCGGAGTCGTGAGCGCCGCGCCCAAGACCATCACGCTCGTCCTCGGGCTCGATGACGTGAACGCGATTCTCAACGTGCTCGGCGAGCTACCCAGCAAGACGGGCGCGTGGCCGCTCATCCAGCGCATCCGCGAGCAGGCGGAGCCGCAGGCGCAGGGCCCGGCCCCGGTGCCCGACATCCAGCCCGCCGCGTAACCCATGCTCGGCTTCCACCCGCTTTCGTCGGCGCCGCTCTCGTCGCTCGGGCTGGCCATGGTCGTGGCCGCCGACGTCGGCAGCTACGCCGTCGCGGGGCAGGAGGCAACGTGGGATCGCGGGATCGCGCATGACGCGGGCGCGTACACGGTCACGGGTCAGGACGCGGAGCTCGACCCGTCGCTGTTCTTCCGCTGTCAGACGGGTGACTACTACGTCACGGGCGGCGCGGCCACCTTCCGGCTGACGCAGGCGAGCGAGGCGGGCGCGTACGCGACTGCGGGGCAGGATGCGGGGCTCGTCTACGGGCGCGTGTTGGCGGCGGACGCGGGGCCGTATGATGTCACGGGGCAGGGCGTCATCTTCCACATCGGGGTGGCGCTGGTCGGCAACGTGGGCAGCTACACGGTCACGGGGCAGGATGCCGCCGCCCAGTATGTGCTGCGCGGCGATGCGGCGGTGTTTGTCAGCCCGTCCACCGACGGGCCGATGTCGTCGCTCCCCATGTCGTCGCTGGGGGCCACGCATCCGGACGGGCTCGCGGGCTACGTGCTGGGCGGCTACCATGCGCGGCTTGCGCTGTCACGCCTGAGCGGCGCGGGCGCCTACGTGCTGACAGGCTTCCCGACGCGGTTCATCCGGGGCCCGGTCATCCGGGCGCGTGGGCGCGACCTGTCGGCGGCGCTCGTCCTCCAGCGTGACCTGTCGGCGGGCTTCATCTTTGTGCGGGATTCTTCCGAGGGCTTGCCATGACGACGGCCACCAAGACGATCAACCCGTACAACGCCTATCTGGCGCGGGTCGAGGTGACGCGGTACACCACCGCCACGAACCGCTACGCCGCCTGGACGGGTGCCACCGGCTCGGTGACTTTCGCCGAGGACGACGAGGGCGCCGTGCCAATCGCGGGGCTGGCCAACTTCGCAATGACCGAGTCCGGCGTGCCGGGCACCTACTACGCCCAGATCCCGACCGCCTCGGCCAACCTGCTGATCCCCTACGACGGCCAGACGGTCTACCAGATCGTCACCATGGGCGCGAACAGCGACCTGACGGTGGTGACGCCGCTCCTGGTCGAGATCCCCCGGTACAGCACCTGATGCCGGTCAAGGTCACCGACAAGACCCAGCGGGCCCGGGACGCCATGGAGCAGGCCGTCCGGGCCGGGCTGGACGCGGCGGCGACCGAGCTGCGGGATGCCGTCAAGAAGCGGCACAAGTCGATCAACTACTACCGGGGCGGCGCCTTCCGGTCCACGGTGCAGATCGAACAGTCGATCACCAAGACCATGCCCGAAAGGGGCCCGACGTACTGGTCGGTCAAGGTGGGGACCAAACACATGATCGCCCTGTACTGGGAGCTGGGCCACCGGAACCGTTTCCTGCGGCGCCGGGTACGGGTGCAGATCTGGAAGCCTACGCTGGTCGAGAAGAAGCAGTACCTGAACGCCCTGTTTGGGCGCGTGGTGCTGCGGATCATGCAACACTCCATGGGCCGCGCCTAGGATTCCGATGCCCAAGCCGCAGTGGGTCACCAAGCACAGCCTGTCCACCGCCGGGACGACCTCCACGGTCCAGCTCTACGCCCGCCTTCGGCGGCTGCTGCTGGACTACGTCGGCCCGGACGAGGACGACCGGCTGGCCGATTACCTGGACGGTGAGCGGGTCTACATCTGGGCGCCCCCCGAGCCCGCCAGCTACCCCTACCTCACCCTGCGGCTGATGCGGACCGGGACCCCGGGGTTCAACGGCTACCGGGAGGACGCCGAGCTGGAGGTCCAGTGCATCGGGCGCCCCGAGTCCCAGCTCCCGCTGGTCGAGTCGGCCATGGATCTGGTGGATCAATGCCTGACCGGGCTGACCGATGCCGCCGCGGGGCTGGTGGTCGGGCGGCAACGGACCCGTCAGACGGTGCCGCGGTTCACCGAGCCCGCCGACGATGCCGTGGTGGCCGTGCAGGCCACCTACACGCTGTTCCTGTGGCCCCAGATGCTGACAAGCCGCGCCGAGTAACGGCACCCGACCCGGACCCTATTTTACCCCATCCCCTGCCCCTACGAGGATCTGAGCCATGACCGCGCCACTGACCGGCTACACCAGCTCCCTGCCCACCGATGTCCTGCTGGACTCGGGCGTCCTGTACGTCGGCGCCTCGGCGTTCGGCGCCTTCGCCGGGGGGCTCAAGTTCGACCCGGGCATCGAGTACCGCGCCATCGAGTTTGACGGCAAGCGGTCCCCGGTCGCCGCGCTGGACCGGAAGTCGGCGGTGATGCCGGTCATCTCGGGCACCTGTATCCAGCTCTCCACCGGCAACGTCGGCCAGATCGAGGCGGGCGCCACGGTCGTGGCGAGCGGCGCGTGGACCGGCTCGACCAGCTACCAGGGCAAGCGGGCCGGGTCGCTGCTGGCGTCGGGCGACTACCTGACCAACGTGCGGTGCATCTGGCTCCGCGGCGGCGGCGGGATGGTGCAGGTGCGGTTCCCCGTGGCGCTCTGCACCAAGTACGACATCACCAGCCAGGACAACGCCGAGATCGCCATCGCCATCGAGATCCAGGCGCGGCTGGACATGACGGTCTCGGGCGCCAACGTGGGCGATATGCCGTACCGCATCGAGTACATCGCCGCGATCTGATGCCTGCCCCGATCAATCTGGACGCCCTGCTGGCCGACGACCGGCTGCCGCGGGTGGTGCTGTTCGGGCGCGAGCTGACCGTGCGCCCGATCACCGGGGCGCAGGCCCACGCCCTGGCGTCGGCGCAAGACGATGCGACCGGGACGGCCATGCTCGGGGCGCTGCTCCGGGTGGTGGAGAAGGCGGTCCCGGGGCTGACCGCGGACGAGGTGGACCTGCTCTCCATCGAACAACTCGGCGCCATCGTGGCGCTCACCCGGGGCGGGGTGGCCGAGGTCGAGGAACAGCTCGCCAAGGCCAAGGACGGGCCCGCGGCGGGAAACTAGAAGGCGGCACGGCGGGCGGGGTGGCCGTGCCGTGGACGGCGGCGCAGTATGTGGCGCGGGTGCTGGTGGTCGTCGCCCGCCACACCGGGCGAGCGGTGGCCGAGGTGGCGGGCGAGTCCTTCGCCCTGACGCTGTGGACCTGGGGGGAGCTGATGGCGATGGAGCGGGAAGCAGCGGTCGAGCGGATGGGGGAGCGGACCGATCTGGCCGGGCTCGTCGCCGTGGCGTTCCATGAGCCGCAGAAACTGCAAGCCGCGGAGCTGCGCTACATGAAGGCGGCGGGCACCCTGACGCGGGCGCTGGATGCCCAGCGCGCCCGGCTGACGGCGCTGGCGGCGCAGTACGCCAAGGCCGTCCCGGTGGAGGCGTAGCGTGGAAGTCGGCGCGCTCTCCCTGACCCTGCGGGCCATCGGGGCCGATGCCGTGGGCCGCGCCATGGCGGCGGTCCGACGCGAGCTGAAGGCGACGGCGGATGCGGCGAAAGCCACGGACGGCCAGATGGACGCCCTGAAAAGCCAGCTCACCGGCATGGCGGCGACCATCGGCGCGGCCTTTGGCGCCCAGCAGCTCGTTAGCATGGCCGACAGCTACGCGACCCTGACGGCCCGGCTCAAGATTGCCACCGGGTCCGCCGAGGAGCTGGCCCGGGTGCAGGGCGCCCTGTTCCAGATCGCCCAGGACCAGCGGGTGCCGCTGGAGGCGGTGACCGACCTGTACGGGCGCATGGCCCTGTCGGCGGATGCGCTGGGGCTGCGGCAGGCCGACCTCCTGCGGCTCACCACGACGATCTCGCAAGCCTTGGTCGTGTCGGGAACGTCGGCGCAGGCGGCCAGCGGCGCGCTCATGCAGCTCGGGCAGGCGCTGGGCGGCGGGATCGTGCGGGCCGAGGAGTTCAACTCCATCATGGAAGGGACGCCCCGGCTGGCTCGGGCGGCTGCCGAGGGGATGGGGCTGACGGTGTCGCAACTCCGCACCATGGTGGCGGAAGGGAAGGTCTCCAGCGCCGCGTTCGCGCAGGCCATTCTGGAGAACCAGAAGGTGGCCGAGGAGTTCGCCCAGGTGCCGCGGACCATCGGCGGGGCGTTGACGCAGTTCCGCAACGACATCCTCCAGATGGTCGGGCGCATCAATGAAAGCACCGAGGCCACGCAGAAGTTCACGCAGGCGCTGGACATCGTGCGGCAGAACCTGCCGCAGATCATTGGCCTGGTGGCCGGGCTGGCGTCCACCTGGCTGGCGTACAATGCCGCGATCCGCACCGCCATCATTCTGAATGGCGTCATGACCGCTGCCCAGACCATCACCGCGTTCCTCTCGCTGGCACGGGCCGTGCGCTCGGTGGCGGATGGCATGGCGCTGATTTCGCTGGTGGGGGGGGGTGTCATCAAGGCGGTGGCAGCGGTGGCCGCCATCACGGTGGGCGTGCTGGCCTACAAAAAGGCGGTGCAGGAGATCGAAGGGCTGACCGCTGGGGCCATGGCCGGGGCGCCAGGAGTCGGCGCGGCGCCGGTCGTGCCGCCGCTGCCCAAGATTCCGCCCATCGTCCCCAAGACGACCACGGGCAAGACGGTCCGGGAGGAACAGCTCTCGGCGTTTGAGGAGTACTTCCGCCAGCAAGGGCTGGGCCGAAAGCCGCTGCCCCAGATCGAGCCGCAATCGTTCATGGCGGTGGTGGACCCCGCCAAGCTCCGGGCGACGGCTCGGGAGGTTGGGGCGCTCGTCGATACGACATTCTCCGAGGAAGTGCTATCGGTCGCCAACGGGTTGGGCGAGCAGCTCCGCAATGTGCTAGCCAACGGCATCGCGTCAGCCTTTGAGACTCTGGTGACCCGCGGCGCCACCATCGGGGACGCCTTCGGCGCGCTGGGCGCCACCCTGCTGCGCGGCCTCGGCGACATGCTGGTCACCTTCGGCACCTCGCTGCTCCCGGTCGCCAAGCTATTCGGGGCCGTGGTGACCTCGCTCAAGTCACTCAACCCGGTCGCCATGACGGCGGCGGCGGTCGGCTTGATTGCCGTGGGCGGCATGATGCGCGGCGCCGCGGGTCGGGCGTTCGGCGGGGTCGGCGGCGGATCGGCGCCGGTCATCGCGGGCGGCGGGCTGGGCGGCGCGGGCGGCCCCATGACCCTGCCGTGGCTCACCTTCGGCCCCACGGCGGCGGCGGCGGGACCGGACCTGAACCCCCGGTCCAACATGACGTTCAACATCATCGGCACGAACGACCCCAGCGCACAGCGGCAGCTCCAGGAGATGCTCCGCAACGCGGACCGCCGCGGCGGCACCACCACGGTTTGAGCCATGGCTTCCATCACCTTCAACGACGGCACCAGCGCCACGCTGGACAACGGCACCACCGGGGTGGCAGGCGCCGCGGGGTCTCGGTTCGCCAACTGGACGCCCTTCACGCGGCGCGTGGGCGACACCGGGGTGGCGCTGGCGACCGGCGCCCGGTCGATGTTCACGTTCCGCGTAGACTACGGCGCCACCTTTGAGATGCGGGATATCCCGGCGACGGCACAGGCCACGGCGCTGCGGCTGATCCGGCATCTGCAAGGCGGCGGCACCTGTAGCGTGGCGACTGCCGACAACAGCAGCCGCACCTACACTACCTGCGGGCTGGACCCGCAGGGCGATGTCACGCTGGCGTTCCAGGACCCGACCTTCCTGACCTACACGCTCACCCTGTCGCTCATCAACCTGGCGAGCCCCGGGGCGGATATGTTGTGCGACTATGCCTAACTACACGCTGGAGTACCAGCTCCGCATCCGCAACGCCAGCACGGTCAGCAACCCCAACGGCACCGCGGATGCCCTGACGATCACCAGCGTGGCGGGCGGCACGAACCCCTACATCGCTGCGGCGCCAAACGGGGACGGGCAGGAGATCGACCCGGTGACGGGGCAGACCCGGACCGGGTCGTATGTCGTCGAGGTGGTCGATGTGGCGACCAGCACGGACTCCACCGGCACCGTGCGCGTGGTGACGAGCCAACTGGAGGATGCGGGGTTCCTTCAGCAGCTTCTGGGGCGCCGCGCCTACGTCGAGATCCGGCGCGACGGCGGGGCATGGAGCAGCTTAATCGCGGGCTATGTGCTGGCCGTGCGGCTGATCTCGCCGGTCCGCTACGCCATCACCATCGGCGACACGCGGCGGGTGGAACAGACCCAGCCGATCTTCCGGGGCGCGGCGCTCGGGACCTTTGCGACCCGCGGCACGTTCATCGGTGGCCCGGTCACCGCCGACTTCGGCCCCAGCAAGGCGCGGGGGGGCTGGCGGTTCCGGCTGGACCAAGTCGGCGCCAGCAATGACTGGACGGCCACGTTCCTCGAGGGATACGCGCCGACAATCGGGGCGCCGTTGACCCGCGATCTGTCCAAGCTGCTGGACTTGGAGCAGTTTAACCGCATCATCAGCGGGTACGCTCGGCCTAACCCATTCTTCAACAGCGGCGCCAGCGCATCCGACTGGGCGTTCGGCACGCTGGATGAAGCGGGCGCCATCAGCGATGGCGTGGTGGCGTACATCGGCAGCAGCAGCACCAATGCAACGGCGACGGGTGCGCTGCTGGTGGATAGTTCCGAAACCCATCTGGACAATCCGCTGGAGTTCGGGCGCCTGTCGTTGTATTGGCCCGCCTGTCCCTATGCCAGCGGATCGACGATCTACCTGTCTCTGACCACCGCGGACGTTCGGGACGAGTGCCCGCTGTACCTGGACGAACACCCGGTGGACATCGTCACCGCCATCTGGACGGCGGCGCGCATCCAGTACGACCCCGCGGGCGCATGGATCGCCACGGCTCGGGCCGCCATCGGCGCCAACGTGCGGCTGGCGCTGCGGTTCACGCAGGTGCCGAAGATCGCCGAGTTCATTGAGGAGGCAATTTGCGGTCCCTTCGGGCTGGCCGTGCGGACCAATGGCAGCGGTGACCAAGAGCTGGTGGTGACGCGGGTGGGCACCACGGCAACCCCGAGCCTAACCATCGCGGCGGCGGATCTGGTCTCCGCGGACCCGGTCGTTTTCGACCTGGACGAGCGCACCGCCATCAACAGCATTACGCTGACCCAGACGGTGTTCGGGGTGGCGCCGACCAATTTCGGGCGCCAAGGCGGGCAGCCAGCGGACGGCATCGTCGCCGCGGAAATCAGCCAGACGGCGCGGTATGTGGACGCTGCGCTAACCACCTTTGCGGGACGCGACATTACGTTCCGCGTGCCCGGCATGATCCACACCGCGGCGGATTTCACGCCCAACCCTACGGACACCCTGAACGCCATCGGGCGGAACATCTTGCCCCGGTTCGGACGCGGGAGTCCGGTGGCCGAGGTGCAGGTGCTGGCCACGGCGGCCAGCGCGGCGGTGCAGGTGGGGGACGAGGTGTTTGTCGGGGCGCCGCACTACCCCAACCGCAACTACCGCATCGGCGAGTCCACGGTCGGCGCCCGGATCATGCAGGTGGTGCGGCGCACCGAGACCCCGATTGGCCCGCACCTGCGGCTCATCGACTCGGGGATCAACGCCCAGCCGGTCAGCCCAGCCGCCACCATCACCATCGCGGCCAGCACGGCCAACCCCTACGCCATCGCCCGGTTCACGATCACGAACGCCGCGACGATCAACAGCGGCGGGGTGCTGGGGGTGGAGGTGGAGTGGGGCACGGGCGCGACCCCGACCAGCAACGGCATCGTCAACCGCTACCTGCCGGGCGCTGTCCCGACCGGCGCCGTGGATCTGCCTGCCGTCACCGGCTCCGGGGTACAGGTGCAGGTTCGGGCTCGGACCACCCAGACCGGGCGGCGCCCCTCGGCGTGGACCGCATGGCAGTCGGTCACGCTCACGGCGATCCCGACGCCCGGCGCCATCACGGTGGGGACGACCACGGCCACCAGCGTGGCGATCTCCTGGACGAACACCAGCACGGTCTTCCCGCTGTTCGTCTACGCCTACCTGGGCGGGTCGGCCCCCGCCAACTGGGCGCCATTCCTGGTGACCACGCTGCCGCCCGGCTCCACCAGCACGGTCATCCGCACGCTGGAGGCGGGCACCTACCAGCTCGCGCTGGCGTACAGCACCCCCACGGGGCCGGGCCCGGTACGGACGGCCAGCGTGACGACCAGCGGCGCGGGCACGACGGCGACCCGCCCGGCGGGGCTGGCGATCATTCCGCTCCTGGACGATGCCACGCTGCCGCAGGGGATCGCGCTGGGGCTCTACCCGTCCGACCAGACGCTGGACTTCGTGATTGAGCGCAGCACGACCAGCGGCTCGGGGTTCGCCGAGCTGGCGCGGGTGCCGGGTTCGTCGGCCACCTATGTGGACCGACTTCCGCGCGACGGCACCACATATTACTACCGCGCGAAGCACGCGCTGGGTGGTTTCGTCACCAGCGCGGCGACGGGCGAGGTGTCGGACATTGCGCGCGGCGTGCCTGCGGAGGTGCTTTTGCCCGCGTCGGTGGGCGTCATTGTGCGCGTGGAAACGACCGAGACCAGCATCCACGGCACCGTCACCTTGCTCATCACCGACCCGCAGGGGCGGTTGACGCAGGTGCGCTTTCGTAACCGCACCAACGGTGGCGCTTGGTCGGTGTGGGTAGTGGACACCAGCCCGCCGTACCAGCTCATCGGCATCCTGCCCTCTAGCGGGTTCCTTGACATTGAATACGAGGTGAGCGCGTTTGATGTGGACGGCATCGAGCGCGTGGTGGCGGGCGGCATTGAAAGCTTTGACGCGGGCACGGCGGCAGACATGGCGTCGGTCGTTGGCACGTTTGGCATTAATGGCAATTTCATCCTCGCCGTCAGCGCCGACACCGACACCGCGTCCATTCGGGTGGCCACCAGCACAATCAGCCAGCCCAACCTGGCGACCACGCAAGGGCAGACCGCGATCAACGCGCGCAACTATTCCAACACCTTCGCGGGCCCGTACGAAATCGGCGCGATTTTCTACGTTTCGTGTTTGGCATACACCGCGATCAACGGCGGCGGCACCGAGTCTGGACTATTCGAGTACCAGTTCCAGCGCGGTGCGTCGGGGATCATCTGTTTGGCCACGCAGTCGGCCAGCAGCCCCACGCAGGTGACCAGCACAGTGACGGCCACCGATCCCACGGGCGCGGCGATTTCGGGCGCACAGGTGCAGCTCGTCGGATTGAATGGACCGTCAACGGGCGCGGCCACGCTGGCGAGCGGCGCGGCGGCGACCGTGTGGGTGAGCGCGCCTGCAAGCTGGGTGTGGAATCGCGGCACGCCGCTTTCTGGCGACAGTTTCGCGACATTCAAGGCGCGTCGGTCGGCCACGCTGACCAACGAAACAGACGACGATACGTTCACCATTGTCGAGCAGGGGCGCGACACCAAGCCCGTGATTTCGCGCGCGCGCGAGCTGTCCACCAGCACCGCGACGGTCGCCAAGGTGCGCGTGGCCGTCAATGTGCCCGACCCGTACACCGCGAGCACGGCGACCATCCGCTACAGCACGCAGGGCCTGACCGGCGTCAGCCCCGCAGACTCGTCTGGCAACACCGTCACCACCGGCACCGGCAATTTCGCCAGCCCTGAAACGGTGAACAGCTTCATTGACTTTGACGTGCCGCGCCCGGCGGTTGGTCAACCGGCGGGCATGATTACCTTCACCGCGACGGCGACCGGCTACGCGGCAGACACGGACCCGGTGGCAATTGCGCCCGTGGCGACCACGCAGTCGCTGCTGGCGCGCGCGCGGGTGACCAGCACGACCGCAACGCAGGTGGTCGTTCGCGTGGCGGTGGCGAGCCCTGTGGCGCTGTCGCCCAACACGGCCACCATCGCGTACAGCGAAACGGGCGTGAGCGGCACCAGCCCGGCGTCTGGGCAGACGGTAATGCCCGAAACGTCCAACAGCATCAGCGAGGCCGCCGGTAGCTTCGTGGATTTCACGATTACGCGCCCAGCCATCGGTGCCGCGCCGGGCCGCGTGACGTTCAGCGTCACCGCCACGGATCGCGTGGCGGCTATTGACGCGGTGGATGTGGTGCCGCAGGAGCGGGTGGGGCCGAGCCTCAGAATCGTGACCACGCCCAGCACATCGAGCTTTTCGCTGGTCATCACATGGGACGGCACCATCGCCTACGACCTGGACGGCGTGTCGCAATCGGTCAGCGGCTGGACGTCACCTCGCACCGAGACCATCACGCGCAACGACTACAGCGAGGCCAGCAAGGTGGCCGCGTTCAGCGTCACCAAGGACAGCGTAACCACGTCCGAGTCGGTGAACATTCTAGCCAAGGATATCACGTCGGCGTCCATCACCATCGGCACGCAAAGTGCCGACGATGCCACCAACGTCTACACGTTCACCTGGACCGGGGCGGGCTTCCCGACTGGCACCACGTACGACCTCCAGTACCGCACGGTGACGACGGGGGGCGATGTTGAAGAAGGCTACCTGACCGGTCAGACCAGCCCGGTCAACGTCACCAGCGGTTACACCATCGGCGTCAACCCCACGTACCAGATGACGGTGACCGCGCTCAACAGCAACACGGTATTGATGACGCGCAGCCGGTCAGGCACCTTCCTGACATGACACTGCATCTCCTTGCCATCCCGCACACGGTCACCAGCCGTGCCTTCAGCCACTGCGCCTTCACCCAGAAGGTGCGGCGGCTCTCGCCCATGCTATTCGCGCACGGCTTCCGGGTGACGCACTACGGGGTGGCCGGGGCCGAGTCCGGGGCCACCGAGGATGTGGAGCTGATGGATCAGGACGAACACCAGGCGCTCTTGGGCCACCCCTACCATGCCACCGGGCGCGGGTACTACGGGGACGACGCCACGGACGGCAATGCGGTGTACCGGCAGTTCAACCTGTACGCCCGCGAGGCGCTCAAGGAGCGGGTGCAGCCTGGCGACATCATCCTGCTCCCCTTCGGCCACGCCCATGCCGCGGCGATCCGCGGGCTGCCCCAGCTCAAGGCCGGGGCCAGCGCCATCGAGTCGGGGATCGGCTGCTACGACTGCCTCCTACCCTGGCGGATCTACGAGAGCTATGCGGTGCGCCACGGCACCATGGCCAAGGAGGGGCGGCATGGCGTTCAGCTGGAGTCCAACCGGCTGGAGTTCGTGGCGCCCAACTACTACGACATCGACGAGTGGCCCAAGGGCAGCGGGAAGGGGGACTACCTTGCCTTCCTTGGGCGCCTGACCGAGGGGAAGGGGGTGCGGGTGGTGCTGGAGCTGGCGCGCCGCCGCCCCGATCTCCGGTTCCGCCTGGC